GTCCAGGGTCCATAAAAGGCCTTGGATCGTAGCCGGTACTCAAAATCCCGTCCTAGCCTAGGAGAACTAGGAACGGAACTATCGAACCCGAGAATTTCTTCAAGGGTCCGTTGAGTACGCCCGTCTTTCAGGCGATACAGCATTGCTGCTGTGACTCCCAACAAGTTTGTTGGGCGTCGCACCTCAAGAGGTGTCGCCTGGAGTCTAAGCCCAGACACTCCCTCCCACCCACGATCATTACTGATCAGGAATTGGGAGAGCTGGGACTCGTCCCAGTTACAGCAGAGTCCATCCGAATCACCAGCGTGAGCTGGCACCCGGATGTTCTGCCTAACCGACCGAGGCAACGTCTTAACCACTGAGTTCCAAACGGGCAATAAAGCTTTATCGCAGCCTCCAAAAGGAGCCATGCGACGGCTGGATGCTCGTCGGATCCCATTAGCAAGACGGAAGAGGTGAGATACCTCACTTAGACTCTCTTTCTGAAAGAAAGGACGGACTTCGAGCCCATCGTAGAAGTCCTTGCCGCAACTCTCTCGAAAAGGTCCATCTCGGAATGACTTAGCATTATTAGTGCTAAAGCCACAGAACGAGAGAACCTCAACAAGAAAGTCAAAGGCATCGGACGGAACGATGATATCGTCACCATAGACTCGGACGGATTCGCAATCCAAGCCGAGGCGACGAACACACGCGATCGAGAGACTCCAAAAAATCAGAGTCTCAAGTTCGAATGTGTAACCGTTCCCCATAGAGGAGAACTTCTCATAGCGTAACCACTCACCATCCAAATAGCCGACTTTTGATCGGCAGAGGTCCAATTTCGAGTACCACGAAGGTGGTAACAAGAAACGGACCAGCTCGCGAGCAACGGTGTCACTCGCGGCGGATAGGTCAATAGTAGCTAGAGAGCCGTCAATCGAACCCCTCTTCGCAAGGTCCTGATTAGGAACCTGGTCGTCGAGGTCCAATCCACACCGGGTCCATAACCGTCTCCGCATTAGTCTACCTAGCCCTAACTGGGCATAGATATTCATCAGCGGTTCGATAGCTATGGTCCGATGTGTAACGGCGGTTTTAGGCACGAACGCTACTTTGTTGCCTGGAACTAGATCGAGGTCGGATCTTGAAACAATGGGCCAAAAGCCCTCTGTCTCAGTGTTCGTCACTGATCTAGCCCATGGTGGCCGGCTCATCACGAGCAGGGCCCCGACATCCGCCAAGTCATGGGTGACTGACGGAGCGACTTGCAGCTTGTCGTAAAGGGATGTTAAACCCCTTGCATCGGTGTGATTAAAAGCACCGGGGCCAAAACGACACGCATCGAGCCACTCATCAGACCGAATGTCCGATCCCAGAACTCTCTGAATCTCTGCAGCAGCATCCAAAAGGACTGCCTTCACTGCAGGCGGTGCACAAGAAGTGCCCGCACAGAGAGAACGGAACCGAGCATTGGCCTGAACACACGAAACCTCCGACGCAAAGAATTTCTCCTTTGCGGCCTGGAGAGGGTCCACACCTTCTATTTCTAGAGGTGTCTTCTTAAGAAACGAAACGGCTTGATAGTCGTCGCGGAACTTAAGAGCCAGGTTATAATCCCTGGGGTTAACAGTCTTGCGAACAAGCTGTTCTAACTCTCCATAGCGGAGCAGGATCTCACAAGATAGTGAGACAGGTGTGTCGAGCGACTCAAACAAGTCAACGGCAACACGGAACAAAGTGCCGGGAGGCACCTTGAAATCCCTACAAGTTGCTTGTAAGGCTCCAAAGAGGGCATTCTTCTGTTTTGCCCTCTGTCTGGTCAGAGCGTACCCCAGTCAGACGACTGAGGCAAAGTACCACCAAGATTTTGAAGACTGAGATAAAGATCAAAGTCCCCACCTTGGTAGCACACGCTATTACGATGTCGCGAAACCACTTTAAGGTGGAATGCGATCTCGTTCTCCTCTTCATCCAGCACCTCACACAACCCGATCAAATGGGGGTTGCCAACCACGCGACGCTTTTCCGAACGAACCCTGTGAAGGATATCGTTAAGTTGAGCGACGTAGTCGTCGGGCGAGATAACTCCATTAAGGAGGTCCCGCCTGAGCGAAGAGCGAACACGGTTCAGCTCTTGGTGAGCATTCAATTTGCTTGAAATGTTCATAGCAATCCTTAGATCGTTAGGTTAGGTGGGGATGGCGCCAGACTCGGCGGCCGACTTAACAATGGCTTGGCCAACCGCTTCTTTGAAGCGGGCAACCAGCTCATCGACATCGGTCGTCGAAAGAATGGCGGGACGGAGAATCTCGAAGGTAGCCGTCAAGGTACCATCGAGAAGACCAGACGTGCCGTTAACAACCGGACGCGTCAGTTTGCCTCGAGTGCGATAAACACCCGCCGACTTATCTGCCGGGATAACCCGAGACAGAATAAGACGGGACGTCCCGAGAATCGACGTTGCGCCACTTTCGACCCATTCGACGCTATCCGGATTAACCGAATAGACATCGAACGTGACGTTCGTGCCGGCGTTGTTCTTGAGCGTCAGTGCGGCAGCTGCTGCCATTTAAACTCCTGAAAAGGAAGAAAGGCTTCTTAACGTTATACACGTAAGTCACCTCGGTGACCAGACCGCAACAGAGCCAATGATGTCACAAGCTTCTTAAAATCGAAGCTGTTAGTCATTGGAGGATGCAAGTCCGATCCGTCAGGGGTCCAAGGACCCCTAATGTAACGCCTACTGGTATGTCCAGCTTGCACAGCACCGTACGTATACCATCTCGCTCCATCCCAGCGTTTAGTCTGGGGTTGGGAACGAGAGTACGCCTCGGTCTGCACATAGCTATACATAGCCCTTCGGACAGTTACTCCTTGGAGAGCGGTTAAACCCGTAAGCCAGTCGCCGACTTGGATGAACCAGTCGAAAACGAAACTGTACGGGACCAACTCCCATGCAACCAAAGCCGGATTTGTCAGACCCAACTGTTGCATCTCCGAAAGATGCGGACTGGTTAGTTCGCACCATACCTTTACCTTCGCCTCCAACGAGCCAGTATAAAACTCGTTAAAAGACGCAGAGTAACTGGTATCTCCCCAGGGCGGATATGGTATAACATCGAAGAACGTCTTCGCGACTTTCTCCGTTGCTACCACAACGAACCGGGGCTTTCGGATGACGTGCTGCTGAGCAAAAAACTCTGCAGCACCCTTAACATCCATCAATAATGGCAACCAGCCATATTTGTATTCCAACCAGGTCTTATGGACCTTCTTGGGAGTGATGTTAAGGATATTGGCAACTTCTCGCAAGTTGCCCCTACGAAACGCACGGTAAGCTCGATCGATCCGCTTCGCAGTGGAAAGGATCAAGTCCGACGTCTTGTGGGCTTCAGCATAGGTAACCGCAAGGTTAACCTTTGCATCAGCAATCTTAACGAGGGCTTTCAACTTAACAGCATTCTCTACCGGGCTGATAAACGGCGCGAACAGGTCCCGATTACGGCTTAAACCGTAATTCAGGAAAGTCCCGTAAATGTCGTTTCCAGTCCAAGTATCGTTTGCTAGAACGTCGAAGTCCACAAACCAGTCGGTTTCTCGGCGAAGTCGGAACGGTCCGCAAAAAGCGGCACGCCTTTCATCGCTGTAACCATTAATCGGCTTGTCATCATCGTTAAGAGCACCGAAGTTAGGAGTATTATTCCAAGATCGGATACGTCCAGACCAGGCAAAACCTGGATTCCAGGTAACTGGATAGAACGTGTCTTGGCTTGGCATTATCCCTCCTAGCTTACAGTGGACAGGGTGCCGCTTACGCGACACCCGCGAGAGGACTACCATGTGACGGGTCCTAAGGCCGTCAGTTACATGCGTACGTGCGGAAACGCACACATGCAACCTAAAGGATGCATGATAATCGAAGGAGGCCCCCTTACG